CCCTTGGGATCTGGGGTTCACCCGGAGCGTAGTAAGGGTGGGGGAGGGAGTAATCTTTTGTGAAGCTGAAGTCTCGCCGACTCCCCAGTTTTGTGATTGATTACTTTCTCCCCTCCCATTTTTTCCTGACTGTCGAGTAATCGGCAGACACTAGCCAAGACAGGAGAAGATCATGGCTAACACAACTTTTTCAGGACCAGTCAGATCCGAAGACGGATTTGATGTAGTATCGAAAAGCTCGACAACTGGTGCATTCACAACGGAATTCAGCCTAGACGGATCGGGATTGCAGGTTACTCCTATCACGTTTGGGGATGAAAACACTACCCTAACTGCCACTGCTAATGCTGGCAGGGTCAATGTTGTTCCGGCAATTAGCGGAAACCGGACGATCACTCTTCCGTCGCCTACGGCGGGAGTGTGGTTCAAGTTCATTTATGGTGGTGCGGCAGAAGAGACTGAAAATGTCGCCTTTGATACGGGTTCCGATACCAATTTCTACATCGGTGGTATCATTCATTTGGATTCCAACGCAGATAATGTTTCCGTGTATGCTGATGGTAATTCAAACTCTATATTGACTCTTACGGATTTTGGTTTGTTTGAAATCAATATTCTGGCTAAGGATTCAACGAATTGGATTATCTGGGGTCATCAGGAAGGTGCAGATGTACCTGCATTTTCCGATCAGTAGGAGATGATTTGTTAAATTGAGATAAGACCACCCATCTAAGGGTGGGTGGTCGTATCTCCTATTGCGAGCGGGGCTAGGAGTCCTGTCCTCGCGGGGAGAATCAGATGGCTGACGCAGTAACATCTCAAACGATTCAAGACGGCGACCGTGTCGCTGTTATGAAATTCACCAATATCTCCGATGGTAGTGGTGAATCCGCAGTCACGAAGGTCGATGTATCCGCCCTCCAAGCCGAATCCGGTACCGGAAGAGCCTGCGATGGAGTAACAATCCAGCAGATGTGGTATGACTGTTCCGGTATGACCGTAGACATTCTTTGGGACGCCAGCACTGATGTTATCTGCTGGACGCTCAGTGGCTACGGTTTTTATGATTTCCGGCAGGCTGGTCCCCTCACGAATAATGCATCTAGCCCAACCGGGGATATAAACTTCACCACTACAGGCCACTCAAGCGGTGATCGTTATACCGTTTTGATGGCGATGAGGAAGAGTTACTAATGGCTGAAAATCCGAAAAACCCGACCGCAAAGGTTCCGACGTATAATGAGGTTGCCCGCAAGAAGGCGGATGCAGATCATAATTGGGGATATTATAGTAAGCTTGTTGAAAATTATCCCGATCATGAGGAAGAAGTCGGACACACGAGTCATATTGCTAAGGAGTATCCCAACTGGAGGGCATTTTAGAAATGCCTTTTAAGAGCGACAAACAGAGAAGGTATTTGTTTGCTAAGGAGCCCGAAGTAGCTCGTAAGTTTGCTAACGAGACTAGAGCCTCTGGCGGCATGGTCAAAAGAGCCTTGGGCAATGTGATGAAATTGCCAGATCTAGCTCGCATGAGAAGTGGCGGCATGGTAGCCAACGGCTCTTTGACGCCTCCAAAAGTTGAAAAATTTCAGGATCAAGTATGTAGAAAAGCATTGAAGGGGTCCTAATGGCTACATCTGGAACTACTGCGTTCAATCTTGAGATTTCAGAGGTCATCGAAGAAGCGTTCGAGAGGTGTGGCCTTCAGTCCAAGACGGGCTACGACATCGAAACGGCTCGTAGATCTCTTAATCTCCTGAGCCTTGAATGGACAAATCGTGGCCTCAACTTCTGGACTGTGGAGCAGGGCACCAAGACTTGCGCTGCGGGAACCACCACAATCACGATGGATTCCGATACGATTGATCTGATCCAGTATTGGATTCGTGATGGGTCTGGTACTTCGCAAAGCGATCTGCCGCTTTCGCGGTTCAGCGTCTCGCAGTATTCCACGATTCCGAATAAACTCACCGAAGGGCGTCCCGTGAACTTGTATGTAGACAAGCAGCGTGATGCTCCGGTTGTTTATCTGTGGCCTACGCCAGACGAGGCTTACACGTTTGTTTACCAGCAAATACGGCGTATTGAGGATACGGGCGCTGTGGGATCTACTGATCCAGACGTGCCCGCTCGTTTCCTCCCGGCATTGGTTTCTGGTCTTGCCTTTATGATATCTCAGAAGTATCCAGAAGCGTTTGTACGATCCTCAGAGCTTAAAGCTGAATACGAATTTCAGTGGCAATTGGCGGAACAGGAAGATCGTGACAGAGCGTCTGTCCACTTTGTGCCCGGAGGCTATAGCTGATGGCGAAGTTCGCCAAAGGTAAATATGCGTTCGGGTTCTGCGACCGTACAGGATTTAGGTATAAGCTTAAAAATCTTGTACCGCAGATTAAGGCTGGTCGCATGACGGGCCTGATGGTCGGCAGGGATATGCTGGACGAAGATCAGCCCCAGAACTTTCTTGGTAGGCTTGGCGACTATGCTGATCCGCAGGCAATCAAAAATCCACGCCCTGATTTGTCACAAGATACGAGTAGGCAATTGTTTGCGTTCGATCCCGTAGGAAACGGGGGTGCGGATGGATCGGGCAATATTCTGGCACATGGGCGGGTGGGTACCGTTACGGTGACTACATGACCTACGCTGAACTAACTGCTGCTATCAAAGATTATTGCGATAACACGGAAACGAATTTCGTGGCTGCGATAGACACGTTTATCAAGCAGGCGGAGCAACGTATTTATCGCTCAGTGAACCTGCCTGTGAATCGTAAGAATGTTGCGGGTACGATCACTGACGGCAATCAATATCTGGCGATGCCCACGGACTTTTTGTTTCCGTTGTCATTAGCAATTACAAGTTCCAGCAATCAGATCTTTTTATTGAACAAGGACGCGAACTTCATCAGATCTACGTATCCCAATGCTTCCACGGAAGGGGTACCAAAGTATTATGGCATATTTGCTAGTGATACGTTCATTGTAGGGCCTACACCTAACGCTGATTTCGTTACGGAACTTCATTACTATTATCAGCCAGCTTCAATCGTTACTACGAGTCCATCTTGGTTGGGCACCAATGCTGATACGGTACTACTCTATGGCTGTCTGGTCGAAGCGTATACCTACATGAAGGGTGACGCGGACATGATGCAGTTGTATCAGCAGCGGTATCAGGAGGCACTAGATCTTCTGAAGATAGAGGCAGAGGGCCGCATGACTGTTGATGAATACAGGAATGGCACAATCAGGATGGCCGTCAACTGATGTTTACCGGGGAAGTGGGTAACGTCACGGTTACCACGACTAGTGACACCACGCTTGGGCCGGATCATTGGGCAAAGCGGGCATCTGATCAGATTTTGTCCGTAAGCAAGAACGCACATCCGTTGATAGCGGAGCAGGCAGTAGAGTTTAAGGAGTTCATTTATAAAGCTGTAAAGTATTATATGTACGAAGCAATCAATGAAGACCGTTCTAGGATCGTTACCCTGTTACGTTCAGCGGACCATAACGATATGGCTAACTTTGTGGAGAGGTTGTAATGGCTATTACTCAGGCGATGTGTACGTCTTTCAAGAAGGAATTGCTGGAGGCGAAGCATAATTTCCTCCTTTCTGGTGGCAACACGTTCAAGATTGCACTTTATACGAGTAGTGCGACCATGAGTGCTTCTACCACAGCGTATTCCTCGACCAACGAAATCAGTGGCACGAATTACACTGCCAAGGGCAATACGCTTACGCGGATAGACCCTTCCAGCAGTGGAACTACTGCCCTTACGGATTTTGCTGATACTTCGTGGTCTACGGCGACGTTTACTGCTAGGGGGGCCTTGATCTTTAACGAAGATACGAGCGGTGATACTTCTGTTCTCGTTCTGGATTTCGGCGCAGATAAAACTGCCACTGCTGGTACGTTTACTATCGCTTTCCCTGCGGCAGACGCGAGTAACGCGATTATTCGTATAGCGTAGTATGGCAAATGTAACTGGCTGGGGCCGATCTACTTGGGGCTCCGGCACTTGGGGTGAGCCAGTACCCGTTGAAGTAACGGGTATAGCGGCAACTGGTGGTGTTGGAAGCGTTACGGTAACGGGCGATGCGAATGTTACCGAAACGGGGTTGGCGGCTACCGGATCGGTTGGATCGGTCACGATAACCGCAGATGCGAATGTTTCCGCCACTGGTTCGGCGGCAACGGGAGCAGTAGGAAGCGTCACCGTAACAGGTACGGCTAGTGTTACGGCGACGGGCAGTGCTGGAACGGCTGCGGTTGGCTCAGTAACAGTAACAGGTGACGCGAATCTCACAGTCACGGGAGTGGCGGGGACAAGCGCACTTGGTTCGGTAACG